TATACGCCTTTATGTATGGTGCAGGTGCATCTAAGATAGGTCAAATAGTAGGAGCAGGTGCTAAAGAAGGACAACAATTAATTAATAAGTTCTTATCAAGTATGCCTGCTCTGAAAAGAGTAAGAGATTCTGTTACAAAAGCTGCAAATAAAGGTATGATTAAAGGTATTGATGGTAGACTATTACATATACGTAGTCCTCATAGTGCCTTGAATACGTTGATACAAGGTGCAGGTGCAGTTGTGTGTAAGGTATGGCTTATCAATATGATTAAACGTATCAGAAGAACAGGTGTTGATGCAAAGCTTGTAGCATCTATACATGATGAGTATCAGTTTGAAGTTCTTAACAAAGATGTTAAAAGATTTGGACAGTTAACAAAAGATGCTATGAAAGATACAGAGAAACAATTACACATGAAATGTCCTTTGGATAATGAATGGAAGGTAGGAAGAACATGGGCACAGACACATTAGTAAAAGAATTTAAAGGAAGAAAAGATCATGCTAATTATATTAAGCGTGGTATACAAGTAGAGAATGAATTTATAAAGACTGTGCAAGAGCATGGTTATTCAGTTGGTATAGCAAATGATCAAGAGAATATGTTTAAACATATAGATTTCTATCTAACAAAAGATAATAAAACAGTTAGTGTAGATGTAAAAGCTAGAAGAACTGGAAATAAGAACAGGTTTTTTGATGACGCATGGATTGTTGTTGAGTTTAAAAATACAATGGGTAAGAAAGGTTGGTTGTATGGTGACTGTAATTACTTTGTATTTGAACGAGAGCATGACTACGTATGGTGCTATGCAAAAGAGTTGGTAGAATTAACTGACAAAGTTGTAGATAAAAATACTAGAGTAGTAAGTTATAAAGATGCTGAATACAAAACATGGGGTAGAATACATCAAGGAAAACAAGATCTTATCTCAAGAATAGAGATGAGTTTAATATTAAAATTAAATAAAACATTTATTATGAAAAAAACTCTTGACAAAAATGTTGAGGTGTGTCATAATTCATTTATTAACAATAAGGAAAGGAACACAATTATGAGTGTTATTAAAGGAAACGCTTATTGGGCAAGCGTAACAAGTCCAAACACCACTTTTGATAGTGATGGTGTGTGGTCTATAGATGTTGGTAATCTTGATAAAAAGAATGCTGATATTGCTAAAGCTGATGGTCTATCCATCAAAAATAAAAATGACGACAGAGGTGATTTCGTTACAGTAAAACGTAAAGTGAGACGTAAAGATGGAAACATGAACAAACCACCTGAAGTTGTTGACGCAGGCAAACGTAATATGTCTGGCACATTAATTGGTAATGGTTCAGAAGTTAATGTACTTTATACTACATATGAGTGGGAGTTCAAAGGTCGTTCTGGAGTTTCTGCTGATCTACGTGCTGTACAGGTAACTAATTTAGTACCTTACAACACAGATGCTGATGCAGAGGAAGCTTTTGAAGTAGTTCCTGATGGCTTCGTAAGTAATGAGTCTGATGAGGAATTATCCTTCGCTTCTTAACTAACCAATGAAAGGATGGAGAGGTGCTACTGAACGAGTATCTCTCCATTATTTATTATGAAATCAATAGATACTTTAGTGAAAGATATATATGGTTTATTTGATCCTCTTGTAGAGGTAGATTTAAATGACAAAGAAATAGATGAGCATTTAGATTCTTTTACAAAGAGTGTCAAAGAAACATTACGAATGTTTTTAAAAGAGAAACCTACACAGAAACGTAACTTGAGACTATCTGCTATAGGTAAACCTACGAGACAGTTATGGTATGACAAACATTCTAAAGATGAACCTAAACCTTTAGAACCTAGTACAAGAATTAAGTTTTTATATGGACATTTATTAGAAGACTTATTAATATTATTCTGTAGACTAGCAGGACATACAGTAACTGATCAACAAAAACAAATTGATGTTAATGGTATAAAAGGACATCAAGATTGTATGATTGATGGTGTTCTTGTTGATTGTAAGAGTGCATCAGGTAGAAGTTTTGAAAAGTTTTCTAAAAGAACTTTATATTCTGATGATCCTTTTGGTTATATCGCACAAATCTCTGCCTATGCTGAAGGCAATGGTGTAGATGAAGCTGCTTTTCTTGCTATAGATAAACAACATGGAGACATTTGTTTGACTCCTGTTCATTCATTGGAAATGATTAATGCTAAAGAAAGAATTGATTATCTTAAAGGAGTTATGGAACAAGATAATCCACCTGACAGGT